ATTCCTAGCACGTTGTAGTTAAGGTGTTACCTTGACGACGTTAGCGGCCCTAAAAAGCGGCAATAAGTACAACTTTTAATGCTCAAACCCGCATGGTTAAGCCAAAGTACGTAGCGCGGTAAAAATATATACCCCACCCCCCTTCGTAATTTCCCAAAGTCAAGGTTTTCACCACCCAGAAAACACCCCCCTTGTCTTTTTCTGGAGTCCCGTTTCCTTTTGGGGTACTATATTTTTGCGGGATGGTTCCGACGATTCCTACCCCGTCGGCCCCCGGCTCCGTGATGCCGGGCTCCTCTTTTTGCCCCCTCTATATACAGGGGGCTTTTTTTGTGATATAACCCGCGCATGTCTACATATATTCTTGATGTCGATAAAGATATTGCGTTACCAAAAGACGCGACTGGGGCGATGCCACAGATGACGCAGCAAGAAGAGTTAGAGGTCTACGCAAGGACTATCAAACTCTTATCTGACCTGCAGGGCAAGCCTATTGAGCCAGACGAGCAAGATAAAACCACGGCAAGAGAACTTGCCAAAAAGATGTTGACAGACGGCGAAAAAGTGGATTTCGCTAATTATAGGAATGAAATACTGGCCTATTTGGCTGGAATGGTCGCCCAATATGACCAAATGCTTGTGCGAGACCTCGCAGATTACAAACTCTACGTCGTAAATAAGTTGGTAGAACAGTCTACCAACCCCGATCCCAAATTTTCACTCCCCGCAATCAAAGCGCTGGGAGAGATCGACGGTGTTGATGCGTTCAAAAAGCGCACAGAACTCACCGTTGCTCACAAAACAAGCGAAGAAGTCGAGAAATCTCTACTTGAGAAGTTAGAAAGACTCGAAAGATTGGCTGAAAAAGGGAAAAAACGGGATGTAATTGACGTAGAGGTCAGAGATGCTAACTCCCGAGCGTCTTAAGTTCTTAAAAACTCATATAAAACTACTTAGCCCCAACGAAAAGTTGGAGGCTTTGGACGAAATTAGCCGTTATGAGGCAGAACAAGTAAAGAAAGTAGGCCAGACCGACCTTTTATCGTTCGCAGACCACGTATATCCGGGCTATAAGGTAGGCCCACATCACCGCAGACTGGCTAATATCTTTGAAGAAATAGCCGCAGGCAAGAAAAAGCGGGTTATTGTGAACATTGCTCCCCGTCACGGTAAGTCTGAATTAATCTCCTACCTCGCTCCGGCGTGGTTTCTAGGTAAATACCCTCATAAGAAGGTCATTATGGCCTCCCACACCGCAGATCTGGCGGTTGACTTTGGTCGTAGGGTGCGTAACTTGGTGGCCGATGAGAAATATAAAGATATCTTCCCTCAGATTGAACTCCAGCAGGACTCTAAGTCGGCGTCACGTTGGGGAACAAATTTTAAAGGCGAGTATTTTGCTATTGGTGTCGGCGGCGCTCTGGCTGGTCGTGGTGCCGATCTGTTTATTATCGATGATCCACACTCAGAGCAGGAAGCCAAGCAAATGCGACCCGAAGTGTTCCTGCCAGCATGGGAATGGTTTCAGTCGGGGCCAATCCAACGTCTAATGCCGGGTGGCGCCATAATCGTGGTGATGACTAGGTGGTCAAAACTTGACTTGACCGCCCAGATTGTGAACCACATGGTTAAAAATGAGGACGCAGACCAATGGGAGGTGGTGGAGTTTCCAGCCATCCTACCTAGTGGGAAGGCACTTTGGCCTGACTTCTGGCCTGTAGAGGAGTTGGAGGCCAAAAAAGTCGGAATGGATCCCCGGTACTGGCAGGCTCAGTACATGCAGGATCCGACGGCTGAAGAAGGAGCACTAATTAAGAGGGAGTGGTGGCAGATCTGGGATAAAGAGACCCCACCGGAGTGTGAGTTCATAATTATGAGCCTTGACGCGGCTCAAGAGGCTAACAACCGGGCGGACTACAACGCCTTGACTACGTGGGGCGTCTTCCAGAACGAAGAGACGAACGTATACAACATCATCTTGCTCAATTCAGTAAAAAAGCGCATGGAGTTCCCCGAACTCAAGGCCATGGTGCTTGAAGAGTACAAGGAATGGGAGCCAGATGCGTTTATTGTAGAAAAGAAGTCCAACGGATCAGCTCTATATCAGGAATTGAGGCGTATGGGCGTACCTGTTTCAGAATTTACGCCGGGCAAGGGGCAGGATAAGATTGCAAGGGTCAACGCTGTGTCCGATTTATTCTCATCTGGGATTGTCTGGGCACCTGACAGGCGGTGGGCAAAAGATGTTATTGAGGAGTGCAACGACTTTCCGTCAGGGGCGAACGACGACTTGGTGGACTCAACAACTCAGGCCCTTTTGAGATTTAGAAATGGTGGGTTCCTGCGTTTACCGACGGACGAGCCTGATGACGAAATATTTTATAGACGTAAGCAAAACGTCTACTACTAAGGATAGAACATGGCGATTGATAAAGCACTCAACCAAGCCCCGCTAGGGTTGGACGAAGAAACGATGGTTCAGGAAGGCCCTGAGATTGAAATTGAGATTGAAGACCCAGAGGCTGTTCGCATCGGCGTCGATGGCATGCCGTTAGTGGAGTTTGAAAAAGGTGAGGAGGCAGAAGACTTTAATGCGAACCTTGCTGACGATATGGATGAGGGGCAGTTAACCGAATTGGCAGGTGATCTACTAGGTGATGTTCAGTCTGACGTAGATTCCCGTAAGGATTGGATGCAGACATACGTAGATGGCTTAGAACTTCTAGGTATGAAGATTGAAGATAGGACAGAGCCATGGCCCGGGGCATGTGGGATTATTCACCCATTACTCTCTGAAGCGCTGGTGAAGTTTCAGTCCGAGACAATTATGGAGACATTCCCCGCGATGGGGCCGGTGAAAACGCAGATCATTGGTAAAGAGACTCCAGAGAAGAAAGAAGCCTCTGTCCGCGTGCGCGACGATATGAACTACCAACTAACTGAGCGTATGGTTGAGTATCGCCCAGAGCACGAGAGAATGTTGTGGGGTTTGGGCTTAGCAGGTAATGCGTTTAAGAAAGTTTACTATGATCCCTCGCTAGAGCGGCAGGTATCTATATTTGTACCGGCGGAAGATATTATTGTGCCCTACGGCGCCTCTAGTTTAGAGACAGCAGAACGTGTAACACACGTAATGCGTAAGACTAAGAATGAGCTGAAGAAGCTCATGGTTGCTGGGTTTTACAGGGATATTGAATTACCAGAGCCACAAAGTACATTAGATGAAGTAGAGAAGAAAATTGCTGAGAAGATGGGCTTTCAAGCCTCCAGCGATGATCGGTACAAGATTCTTGAGATACACGCAGATTTAGTAATTGAAGATGATAAGTATGCAGACGTAGATGAGGATGGAGAACCTACTGAAATAGCACTGCCGTATGTGATAACGATTGATAAAGATACACAAGAGATCCTAGCGATCCGTCGCAACTGGAACCCCGATGATGATCTAAGGGCTAAACGCCAACACTTCGTACACTATGGATACATACCTGCATTTGGCTTCTATCATTTTGGTCTTATTCACCTTATTGGTTCTTTTGCTAAGTCTGGCACTTCGATTCTTCGACAACTTGTTGATGCTGGTACTTTGTCTAACTTACCGGGAGGTTTTAAAACCCGAGGACTCCGAGTCAAAGGTGATGACACACCGATCAGCCCAGCAGAGTTTAGAGACGTAGACGTACCGAGCGGTACTATTAAAGATAACATCATGACGCTCCCATACAAGGAGCCGTCGCAGGTTCTAGCAGGATTGCTAGATAAGATTATTGATGATGGTCGCCGGTTCGCAGCGATTGCTGATCTTAAGGTCAGTGATATGTCGTCTCAGTCACCGGTAGGTACAACGCTGGCTATATTAGAGCGCATGCTCAAGGTCATGTCGGCAGTACAGGCACGGATTCACTACAGCATGAAGCAGGAGTTCAAACTCCTCAAAGTCATCATCCGTGACTACACCCCCGAGGACTACTCATATGAGCCAGTAGAGGGCACCAGAAGCGTCAAGCAGTCGGACTATGACCAAGTGGATGTGATTCCCGTGTCAGACCCCAACGCTGCCACGATGAGCCAGAAGGTTGTCCAGTATCAAGCCGTTATGCAGTTGGCTCAGCAGTCTCCCCAGATCTACGACCTCCCGATGCTCCACAGGCAGATGCTTGAGGTTTTAGGTATTAAGAACGCCGAGAAGTTAATCCCGATGCCGGAAGACCAAAAACCCCGTGATCCGATATCTGAGAACATGGCTGTCCTCAATGGCAAACCGGTCAAGGCGTTTATCTATCAAGACCATGAGGCACATATCACGGTTCACTTGATGGCTATGCAGGATCCGAAGATGGCACAGTTAATTGGTCAAAACCCGATGGCTGGGCAGATTCAGGCGGCAGCA